CTCCTCAACCTGCCCCCTAGCGTCACCACCTAATTCGACTAAATCATAATCATCAATTGTAAGTCGGAAGAACGGTTCGTTAGGAGGGAGGAGGGTCATAAGGAGTTTAGAGGCTAAGTTGTTAACGCCTCTAGCTCCTACAGACTGATAAGGGGTGTCGAAATGGCTTGACTGGTTATGCCCATCTCTAGGCATAAGCGTAGGTATTGTCAGTTCAGCGCAATTTCTAGCCCTTGTGAGAAACGCATCCCGATCTGCCGTCATGTTGTCATAGCTTTTGGCTACGCTTTCACTGTTTATCATGGGTTAATCCTTTTATCGGTTTATACGTAAAGATTCATTATTTCGTTTTGTTGACGATAAGTTTGCAAAATTCACTTTAGGGGTTCTAACTTTAGAATAGCCTTTGTTTAAACCCTTGTTGCGCCTTAGCTTTTTATCTACATCAATTCTTAAACCATCGACACGTGTCGCCCGATTTGCTGTATATTTTTTATTGGGGGTGTAGGCTTCTCTCTCTAAAGCTTCCATTCTTTTTCTTTCTCTATCCCGCCCCAATTTTTTAGATATGTTTTCAATCTGTTTAGCCGTCATGCGTTGAGAGGGGGTCATAATATAGATAACCCGCTTGTTACAGTCGAACCTATATTTTTAACAGTAGTTTGTAGGCCAGACGAAGAACGTCTTAAAGAAGCAGTGCCTTCAGCTTTCTTTTTTTTGGAATCTGAAGGGCTGTCTACTGCGTCAACTATAGGTGTTGGCGGTTTCTCTGGTGGCGGTGGTGGAGGTGGCGGTGGTGGGGCTGGTTTTGCTGGAGCTGGTTGGGATCCCATACACATAATTAATTCTCATCTGGTTCGTCATCATAAAGGAACTCCATCCTTTCAATGACTGATTGCTGACCCTGTAGAAAAGCGATTTGCTCTGGAGTAACGCCTTTAGTTCGGGGTAGTTTATTAGGGAACAATTCTTTAAAATTATCTATTAATTCCCTAGTTATAAAAAATGGTTTTTCCATAATTAGTTCTCTACTGGGTAACTTTTTAAATAGTTATCTAAATCAAAGGGTTGTGGGGGAGGTGTAACCAGACATTAGCGATGATATGGAGGCAGGTTACCACCTCCAATACCACAATCGCTTTCATTTTCTTCACATCAAAACACAGCTACCCATCATAGATTTGTACACTATAATCATAAACATAGCTAAACAGAAGTTAGCTCCCCAAAACCAAGCGAAGGTTTGGAAGGTTTCTTTGCTTATCTTTATGTAACCTCTAAGTTTATGGTACGTAGTTAGTTTCTTTTTGGTCATATTTCACACTGCCCCGCTACACAGGCTAACTCCTGCGTTCCTGTAGTCGTGTCTTCTTTCTCAAACTTACCTAAGTCATCCCAGTTGATACTCTCAGGCATCTTAGCTAGGGCTTCAGCGTAAGCCTCAGGGGTGATAGCTGTGTAAGGTGCTTGCTGATACACATGGTCTGTACGAGGCAGGAAGCTGATACCTGAGCAACTGTCCAGTCGATCCCACAGCCATTGACCTGCTGCTAGGAACTCCTCATCTGAGTAATAAATAGTCACACTTGGTTTGTGTTCACACCAATGGTTCTGATAGGTTTCCCACAAGTCTAGCTGAGTCTGTACGTTAAGTGAGTCAACGCTTGTAGAGCCAGCAGGAGCTTTGATAGGGAATGAGAAGACGTAGTTGTCGTCATTCATTACATCTTTTTCCCAAGGCACACCAGCATCTTTTAAGAAAGCTGAGATAGGGTCTTTACCATCACTACGAACTGTACGGATATACTGGTCTGAGAACCTAGCGTGTATACCTGATGCACTATCCACTAGCTGTGATACAGTACCACTCGGTTTCACGGCGGTAATAGCCGTAGACTGGTTCAAGCCTAACTCTTCTGCCCACTTCTTGTTCGTCTCTACAGCTACAGCCTTGAGTCGCTCTAGTATCTCAGGCAAGATAGGCAGGTTAGGGTGGTCAAACCATGTACCTGAGTCTTGCTGTCCTGACATAACTGGATGATCCATGATGCCTGTCATGCTTACACCAAGTAAACATTCTTCTGATGTGTTCTTCTTCCAGATGTTACGCACGTAGCGGAAGTCTGTTAGGGAAGACTGTAGTGTTCCTAAGATGGTAGCAATCTCTACCTTACGTTTTAAATCTTCGTATGTATCGGTACTACGAATAACGATTTCCGACAAATTACAAACCTGTGCCGAGCGTAGGATGATCTCAGAGCAAGGGTTAGTACCAAAGTCATGTTCAATATCTCTACGACCATGACGAGCTGATTGCTTCTTCGCTGCTGTGCGAGAGAAGATACCACGCTCACCTGCCTTAGATTTGTATAACGCTGTCCACTCTTCTAAGAATGTCTCGAAGTCAGGGCGTTCATTATAGACTGCACTATTGTTAGCGAGCGCACGTTGCGTATCAGTCTCCCACCAATTACCAGACTTAGCATGGCGCATCCGATCGTCACTAAGGTTAGACAAACTAATAAGCGCAGACCTACGGACACCACCCACCACAACAATCTCTGCGATTTTACAAACAATATCATGGCATTCAATACTCGTTAGTTTACGCCCTGCTGCTCCTTTAAAAGTAGCGACAGTGAAATGGAAGAGAGCAATAAGAGGATCAGGCCCACTACTGCGACCGCCAAATGTTTTGAGTCGCTCACCCTTTTTACGTAGTTTAGAAACATCCCATGAAGGTACGTTACCTGAATACAAAAGGCTAACCAACTCACGGAAAGCTTTAGCCCAACCAATTTTAGAATCTTGGACAACGATTGTAGTGTCTGTTTCATGGAACTCTTCTGCCACCTCTGGTAGTTTATTTACTGACTGACGCTCAACTGAGAAGCCTACACCTGTGCCACACATAAGGACGTAAAGAATCTCATCGAACACTCTGATATGATCTACTGCAATGTATGAACAGTTAAAGCCAGCCATGTTATCACGATCAAGTGCTTCACCTGCTGTCATTAAGCAACGCATGGAGGGCATTACTTCTAGGTTGTAGATGGCTTTGTACAAACGCTCTGATGTATCGTAGTCAATCTGACCACGGGCTACCCAAAAGTCTGTGTAACGTCTTACGGTTTCGTCCCAAGTCTCTCGTCTATTGTCATCTTCTCTCCAACGTGCGTAGCGTGACTTGTGTATGTACTGTTGGTACGAATCCATCATCGGTAATCCCCTGAGCCTTGTAGTTTATTATTGAGCTTTCGCTTCATAGTTTTATTCATGTTCTCAAATGCTACATCACTCAGGTTAAGACCCATACGATCTACAAGCATTGCTAAGTACCAAAAGACATCACCCAGTTCATCGCTGACTTCTTGCTTATGGTTAGGGCGTTCACCGTCCCTAATTTTTTTCTTAATTTTATCAGCCACCTCACCTGCTTCAGACAGTAGACCTAGAGTTAGATACTCAATGGCTAAGTCTTCAGGGAAGATAGCTGTGTCGTTACACTTGGCTTGATAGTAATCAAAGCCCTCAAACATACCTTGTAGATATTCGTATGATGGATTCACCAGCTTACTCCTTTAGTTTTTTTCATTAGTTCAATCATTTTATTTAAGTACCACTGTGCCTTCTCTGCATCTTGAATAGGGTTTCCCTTTTCCCACAGGCGAGTACCAGTGTACTTTATTAAGTTACCATGGCAGTATGAGATAGCATCGTAGTCACCTAGCACATCAACAATGTAGTCAATGGTTTCTATCTCTCCTGCATTGTAATGTGCTGGTCTGTTTACAGCATCCTGTTCTTTTTGAGCGTGAACGCTTTTGTATGCTAAATCCCATTCTGCTGGTGTTGCATCGTTTATGCCGCCCATAATTTTACTTCCTTAGTTTCAAAGTTATATTCACCATCCCGTAGTATTCGAGCTAGTCGTGCATTCTCTATAGCTACTTCTTCACCTAGCTTCTGAGAACCAAAAGCCTTAATAACTGTTTCCCATGTTGCGCCTTGCTGTTGGAGAATGGTGTTAGCTTTCTTATCGCCAACTGTCGGACAACCTTTGTAGTTATCTGTTGAATCACCAACAAGAGTTTGGTATAAGAAATGGTAGTCTGCTTCGTCCTCATCTACTTCCACAACCTTACCATCAATCAAGTGGTAAGCGGGTATGGTAAGCAAGTCCTTGTCAGCAGACCAGATAACAGTGTTACGGTCTGAACTTCCTAATATGCCTAGCAAGTCATCAGCCTCTAGCTTATCCTCAACTCTGCCATTGTACTTATCTGCTAGATATTTTTTAGCAAATTTTAAGAGCATAGGTTTGCGTGTGTTTTTACGATTAGCTTTGTAGTAAGGAGCTACATCTTTTCGGTATAAGTTATCTCCTGAGAGGCAAGTGATAACTTTAGTGCACCCTGACTCTTCTATGATTTTACTCATAAACTCTTCCATAGAGCCTATGACATCCTTCTCGTGAGCGTGTAGTGTCCACAAACCATCACCCCAATCAATAGGAGTCTCGGCAATGGTAGCTGCTTTGTAAGCAACTATATCGCCATCAACTAATAATGTTCTAGCGTTCTTCATCGTCTTCCTCCATCATCATCTTCTCAAACTCTTCGGCTGTCATGCTTACCATGTGCGTAGCACTAGAAGCCATGCGGTAGTTTATGATTGCTTCTACAATCCACTTGAAGGCAAAGGCAAAAGACACAAAACCAAAACCAAAGCCTAAGATTAAATTTAATGTACTTGTTTCCATAATTTATTCTCTATGTTTAATTAATCTCAGCTCTCTTGTTTTAGGGTTAAAACTCAACAACTGCACACCCATCTCTATCTGTTTTTTAGTGCGCCCTTTTTTAATAAGATGGTAACCACGAGGTTTGGAATACGTGAGCATCTTAACATCAAACAAGTGAACTTGATTATCCTTAATAGCTACAATATCTACAGCACCAGTGCAACCTGCGTTATGGAATACCTCATATCCTTCATCCCATAACCATGTGATTGCGTATAACTCTGCTATGTCACCAATACGGTTAGTATCAGTGAGTGTCTGCCCAACTACTTCCGACTTGGTATTCAGAGTCGAGAGGGCATTTGAAGCTGTAAGCTCTTTCTGTTTCTTTAATGGCTGCTTTAGTGATTCCACCAATTTCATCCTCAAGCCCTTTCTTAACAAGTATCTGAACCTCATCATGCACGAATGCTACTATCATAACATCTTCGTTAGTATAGCCTTTATCTCTTATCATTTTTTCTACAGTTGCGTACCACTTCTTACAGATGATAGCTCCTGCTGACTGGAGTAAAGTGTTTAGTGCTGCGTGTGGGTGACGTATGGGTATCAACCTACCGTCCAAACCGTTAATAAATTTATCACCACGCTGTTGGTCTAGTCTATCGTTTAGAGCTTCTGTTAGTTTCTTTAACGCTGGAGTCTTAGCCAGAAAACGCTTCTTAATCTGACCTCCCTCCTTCGCACCTTTGCCAATGATCTGTCCTATCTTCTCGTTACCTGCACCGTATAAAAAGCCGTAGATAAATGTCTTAGCTTGTGGTCGGGTAGCTAGTCCTGCTGCTTCTTGGTTAGCTGTATGTATATCACCTTCAAGTATTTCTTTACCATACCTGCCACCATCATAACGATTCATGTAGTGCGCTAGACACCTAAGCTCTAGTCCACTAGCGTCTGCTCCGAGCAGTGAGTAGCCGACAGGTGCGTGAAATAACTCTCTACATTCCTTACCGAAGGCTGCTCCTGTAGAAGGAACTTGAGCAACATTAGGATCAGAATGAGTACAGCGGGAAGTAACAGCACCCATGTGATTAACTCTACCATGTATACGACCGTTTCTTTCCAACTTGAGCCACGCTTGTTTGCCATTTCCTAATTGTCCTAATCGTTTGTTTAACATAAGGTACTCTGTCAGTAGACGAGCTTCGAGCATATCAATTCCTGCCAGAATTTTTTCGTCAACTTTCGGATCACCTGATGGGGTGAACTCTTTGGGCTTCCACCCACGTTTCTGTAACCTGTCTGCTATCTGCTGTCGTGATGCTGGATTGAATGGGATAGTCTTAGTCTTGGTTTTTAACTCAACTATTGTTGGCTCCATCTTTTCGACTAACTCATTTTCAATCTCTTGCTTACGAGCAGATAGTTCTGTGTAAAGCTTTTGTGCTTTCTCTACATCAAAAGGAAAACCTGCTTCCTGTTGTTGTAGTAACAGTCTATTCATCTCATGCTCAAGACGCATAGGTTCTTCAGGGTACTTCTTAGCTTGTATTAAATCATACAGCTTGACGTTAAGTGCTACATCCTGCTCGCAATACTCTAGCATCTCTGGTGTGTAACTATCCCATGCCTCTTCTTGCTCACCGTATGTTCCTTTATTGAAGTTTAGGCGTTGACCCCAAGCTTTTAAGGAGTGCGAACCAATTGATTTATTGTCAACGGTACGCTTTAACATATCTTTTTCTTTCATGTTAGGCCAGATTAAACGTGAGGCAACTAACGTGTCGTACACTTGTCCATAGTAGTCGAAGTTATATAGCTTCTTTAGGACTGGTAAATCGTAAGCCATGACATTGTGACCACCAATGGCTTCTGCTTCCTGTAACATCTCTAAACCTACATCTAATTGTGTAGGGTCAAACTTCCAAACCTTACCTGTGTCTGTGTCCTGCATTACTAAGCAGTGAACAACCGTCACATCAGGTAGTAAGTTGTCGGCTTCTATATCAAATATAATCATAATACCCTCTCGTTGGAGTGGTTAGTGTACTGAATGTGCTTCCTCTAAATAAATCATTCTAAATTCGTTTAGTGTGGGTAATTCATGCTCTCTATCTAATGCTACCAATAAATTAGTTAGGACTTCGTATGCTTCCATAATTTTATATTCACACTCAAAGCCACTATCATTTCTGTCGTACATATTTTTACCCCTAAAATGGAACTTCATAATCCTCTGACATACGTCCTGTATCTTTTGAATACTGGAGCTGCCCTGCAATACCTGTTTCACCTGACCACCTATTCTTTAATATACGTAGAGTTGTCTTATCGGAATCTTCGCTGTCCTGTTGATTACGTTCAAGCCCAATGACAATATCTGATAACTGCCCGATACTAGCTGAACCACGCAACTGAGATAATGAAGTCATCACACCCTCTTCGTGACCCTTATCACCGCTTGGTCTACGTAAGTGAGAGACAACAATCATGCCAATGTTCAACTCTTCTGTTATAGATCGTAACTTAGTCATCAAAGTGTCGATTGTTCTACGCTCGTCACCGCCATCCATACCACTAACCACGATACTAATGTGGTCTAGTATAACGTACTGACAGCCACAACCCCTAGCTAAGTAACGTATCTTGTTGAGTAAGTTATCTGACTCAGTAGAACCCCAGTGATCGTACATGAACACACGACCAGTACCTAGTGTTGCGTCAAACGCTTCACGCATCTCTTCTCTGCGTACGTCCTCAAGGTGTATGAGCTTGTTCAAGTAGAGAGACATCAATCCCTGAGCTGTGCGTTTACTGGATTCCTCCAACGCAACGTAGCCTATGGTAGCGCCCTCGTTCAGTAGATGATATGCAAACTCACGAGTAAGTTGTGACTTACCCAAGCCTGAACCTGCTGTTACAGTAACAATCTCACCCAACCTACACCCACCAATCTTTTCGTTTAAAGATGCGTAAGGGTAAGGCACAGTGTAGACTTCTTTCTCTGTTGATACTTCTTCCCACAGGTCTGCACCGTTGATAATACCATCAGGCTGGAAACTTTTAGCACCCCAGAAGGCATCTATAAGCTCTCGTGTACGCCCTGCCATTACCATGTCACTGGCATCTTTAAGTGGTAGCTTGGCAATCTTAGCTTTGCGAGGTGACAGTAATGCTGCACACTCTACTGCTGCCTTCTGCCCCACTTCATCGTTGTCAAACATAAAGACAACAGACTCAAAACCCTCAAGCCACTCTAGTGCCTGTTTGATGTCACGCTTCGCACCTGCTGCACCAGTCTTTAAACTTACTACTGGCCATTTGTGGTCGAACGCTTGCGACATCGAGAGGGCATCGAGTTCTCCTTCAACGATGGTGACATTTTTCCCACTGTCTCTCCAGAGCCACTGTCCGTAGAGTCCTGCTTCTTTGATTGCTCCACGTACTGAGAAATTTTTTCCTGCTGTTCTAATTTTCTGAGCAACTGTTTTCCCGTCCTTGGTTTTGTGATTTGCAATCTGCGTTGTCTTACCATTAAAGGTTCCTGTTTGATAATCCCAAAACTTTACTGTCTTCTCTGTGAGACAGCGTTTAACTAATACATCGTGCGTACCTGTTAAAAAATCTACAGGTTTAATCTCTACCACCTTAGCCTCCTCTTGGGATTGCCCATAAGTCTCACACGCAAAACAATAGGTGTGACCATCAGTGTACAAACTGTTTGCATCTGACGAGCCACACTTATCGCATGGAGTGTGCATTAAAAACTCACTCTCCTGTTGTTCCATTTAGTTTATCCATTCTTCAGGGATTATTTCTTCTGCCCAGATAAAACCATGACGATCTGCCCACTCACTGCAAGTCATCTTGGTTCCGTCTTTGCGCCTCTTAGCACCTTGGACTGTGCTGTTTGCTCTTTGAAAAAGAAAACGTATGTCCAACTCAGGGTGTTGTTCCTTCATGCTTCTCATCTTACGTTGAGCATCTTGTCGGAAGTAACCCTTCACCTCAATGTACATATCATTAATCTTTAGATCAGGTATGTAGTTACGTTCTACTACATAGGGTAGCTTACAAGGTTCATACTCATAAACTACCCCACGAGCTTCGAGGTTCTCTTGCACACGTTCTTCAAGGGTAGACCTAGAAGTCGATGGCATCTTCAAGAACCTCCTCAGTGTTAGCAGCAGGTGTGCTAGGTGGTGCTACATAACCATCTTCCTCATCGAAGACTGACGCAGCAGAGCTACCGTATTCAATAAGATCAATGACCTGTACCGCCTTGAGGCGTAGTGAGACACCTGCCTTCTTGGTGCTTGGCATGACATAAGGCACAGGTTCAAAAGCCACCTTAACCTTAGACCCATTACCGATAAGCACATCCTTACTTAGTGGTGTCTTCTTGGCATCTAACACAGCAGGTTGTTGCTCGTAGTATGTGCCATCTCGCTTGCGAACCTTAGCCTTGAGCTTGAACTTGAACTCGACATTGCCAGTGTCGTCTCCAGTCTCACGATCATAGACAGGCTGCATAACGGGTTGTGTGGACAGCGTGTTCTTTAGGCGTGGGTCTTCCTTGATAGCCTCATTGAACTTCGCTTGAACTATTGCTTCTAGTTGCTCACACATCGGAGCTGCATCAGCCGCAGACAATTGGACGTTGATCGTATAATCACCATCTGGGTTGAACTTAGTATCAGGTTCAAACACCTTTGCCCACATTGCTGTGCCAGCTTGTACTAATATATTTTTAGCCATATCTTTATTTCCTGTAGTTATAGTTGAACGGGGGTGGCTATAGGGTAACTCTTTGGCTATGCGAAAAAGTAGTCACTCTGTAGTACCTCAGTTAAGTCTAAGCCACCCTTAGGTGGCGGTGGTGGAACTAATGTTCCCTCTGGTAACGACACCACTGCATCCTCATATAGATTCAACAGTACGTCATGTTCTTGATACATTGCTACAAAAGCCTCACGCAACCTCTTGTTAAGTCTAGGCATATTAGGACTGTGTGTTCCATAACTGTCATGCACCATTGCATAATCAAGTATACCATCTTTAAGGCACTCATGCACAGTCATCGTCAATGCTGCTGCATCGAGAGAGTGTACAAAATTTGGACTAGCACCCGATAGTGTCTTGCGTGAGTCTATCTTGTCACCAACATCCTCAAAATATCTCAGGGCTACCAAGCTCCCTGCGATGTGAGTCTTTATACGCTTGCTCTTCCTGTCTGTGTAGAACTGCCTAACTATTAAGTTAGTCGGTGTTGTCCATGTGAAAGGTATACCGTTGTCTACATACAGCTTTGCTACGTCCTTGATGTACTGCATGGCACTAAAGGCTGAGACTATAACATCGCCTATAGCTTGCCACACAAACCCAGACAGAACCATTGAAGCCTCAAAGAACTCATCGCCCCAAGGGTTATTGCCTGTGCATTTTTCAGCCAAAGCTTCCATGATGTAGTCCCTGCAAGCATGACGTGTGCCACTGTAGGGAACAATCATCACTGACCGCTTAGTCAGCTTGCGACATACCCCGATGTTGAGCAGGTGCATCGCCATCTCTGACCCATCTTGCTCTAACAACTCGGTAGCTCTCCTAGCTACGTCTGAGTAGATGTCCTGAGGTTCATCACTAGGCGTTAGGTTTACCGCACGACCCCCGTCAGAGTCCCTGAGCATCGCTGAGAGGTGCTGCAAGCCGTTACATGAGCCATCACTAGCACAAGGTAAACGTGTCTCATACGCCTCCCCATTAGCTCTAGCGATATTGTACTCTGCCCATTCTTTGCACCATGCCAATGCTTGCCAAGGTTTATCTGCCTCTTGCCACCACTTATTATTGAAAGGGTCGGTGAAGACATCAATAGCCTTGTCAGTGTTCATGTAAGCCCACATCTCACGATCCTCTAGGCTTATCTTGTCCACTCCAAACACGTTAGCACCATGTATAGCGAGCCACTGAGCGTCCTCACTGCTGTTAATAGCAACAGACCTAGAAAATTCTAGCAGAGCCTTAGAGTAATCAGCATTTTGAGGCGATAAGAATGATTCTACTGGGTACTTGCGACCACGAAAGTCGCATTGCCATACAAACCAGAAGTTATCTACCTTCACATACTCCTCGGCTAACTGTAATGTACGCTCAACCTGTATACGCTTAGACATATTCTTGGCGTTGGCTGTATACACTGCATTACGCTTTGCTTTGAAGACTTTAAACTGCTCAAGTTCCTCCTCGCTGAGGTACTTTGGCTCTTTGCTGAAAGGGTATGGTGGTATAGGCAAGGCATCTCTAGGAGGTAACCCTATCCACTCCTGACCACTGTCCCAACAAGTCCTTACAGTCTCCAATACAAACTCATTGACCTGCCAAGGTGTTTTCTGTAGAGCATTGACACACTCGTACTCAACTGCAAGGTCTTGAGCTTCAACTTCCTTAATGTATTTCTGTAAGCTCTCTTTCATAATCCATGCACCCTTAGAAATGGTTTCTTGTTGACGTGAGTAGAGTGATAACCCCCACCCCAGAATGAGTCCCAATCTTTAGGCTCAATAATACAAGGTGAGTATCTTGGTAGGTTGGTTTCGTGTGTTGTGTTAAAACCTTTTACCCAATCCAGAGTTTCCTCGGTAGCGTAGACGTAACTTGTAGTCTTACGCTTGAAGTGTTCCTTCTTGATGTACACGATACCTGTCGTGCGTATAACAATGTCGATCATACGAACCCCAATGTTAATACGCTCTGAGTTTGTCCACAACTGAATGTCCAAACCATCTAGCTTCATCTTGTGGTTAAGTCCATGCCTCTTATGGTCAAACCCTTTATCTGATTTCTTGTTAGCCATCTTAATTAAATTGCTGGCTGTGTTTCTGTCCTCTCGCATCCACTGATCTAATCTAAACTGAGTTTCAATCTGCTTGCCTATGTTAGATGCAGTAGCCAACAGTGGCAGACCCTTTGATATGGTATCAACCAAAGTAATCAAAGATAAATACGCAACCTGTCTAGTATCACACCCTTGCAGGAGCTTTACCTTATTGTTACGAGACTTCTCTGCCCTCTGTAGTTCTAAGCGTAGCTCATCTGCTACTGGTTCACATATGTTAGCCACAATCGACCGACCATGCTTAGTCTTTGACTCTAAACTCTTATCGCTAAGAGCCTTGAGTTCTTTGTTATACCTATCAATACCAGACTGAACCATTCGGTGCTCTAGCTCGATCTGTTCTTCTAAAGTTGCCATGTCATTTCCTCGTTTTGAGACACGCTTCCATCGCTTGCAAGTACATCGCATCCTCGTCCACATATGGAGGCGTGTTGTTCTTAGGCTTGGGTAGATACTTGCCATACTTCTTATTGAACTCTCGTATGGCAGCATCAGGTATTACAATTTTATTTGTCAACGTAGTCCCTCTCTTTATCTGACCAGTACCACCCACTACCATCATCGAAGTCAGGGTCAGGGTCATCAACGGTGGTCATTGAACAGCCTGTGCTATTAGCCTCAACGTCAGTGAGACAATCAACAGCTTCTTTGTAGTTATCAAAGCTCTGACTGTACACCCCTGTCGCATCGCTCCATTGTACTAGATACATGATACAGCCTCCACTGAATAACATAGCCTGTCGTCTTCCATAAGCTCTGTTAAGTATTGATAGACAGACTCTCTAAGAGCATCTTCACTGCCTTCAAAATCATCATCATCAAACGCCAATCTAATTACTACTTCACTCTGTCCCATTACACAACCTCCACTAAATCATCAGGGTCTACCGACTCAACCAAGTATGAGCAGTCCTCGTCAGGAATATAAAACTCAATGACATTACCATCATCATCGCACAGCTCATCGCCTGTCTCAGTATCTATTTTGTAATACGTCAACTGCCACACACCTACGTCATATTCCTTACTCATTAGTTAAACTCCACGTTAGGTTCAAAGACATCATCGGTAGCATTGTAGTATGCGTGTTCACCTGTCTCGTGGTTCCACATATACAAGTACTCTTTGTCGCCCCACTGGAATGGTCGCTCCATGCCACCACAAGCAGGTCTCCATGCGTGTCCTTCTGAATAGCTATCTAATAATTCCACTGTCTCAATCTCCGATTTAATATGTTGGGGTTCGTTACCTTTCTGACAGAATATCCTGTCGTAGTTATTGTTGTACTTATCAGCGTCAGTTGGTCTACGCTTACTACCCTTACCGTTCTGTGCTGTGTCGCCCACGATGTACCTCCTCTGCGATGTCTATCTTACTCTGAATCTTAAATACATACAAGTCAGACACTAACTGCTCCAACCTTGTGACGTACTCCACTCGCTTTGCATACACCGAAGCTGCCTCACAATGCTCAATGTCCTCGACATCTTCCGAAGCGTAAACATCAGGTACGACTAAAAGATTTGTAGCACCCACGATAATACTACAACCTAAGATGATATGAAGTTTATCTTTCCAGTTCATGCTGCCACCTCCCACTTATAACCTGCTGCGGGCATAAGCTCAGAGCTATCGTTAAGCTCCATACGAGAGATGATGAAAGGCTCAAGCTCACTGATAGGCACATAGCCTAGCTCGTTCTCAAGCCCCATGACGTAGCCAAAGGCTACACCATCAGCATCAGGCTTCTCAAGGTAGAACTCCCACAAGTTCTTAGTGATGATATGCTCATGCACATTGATCTTGTCTTTCATATTGTCTAACGCAATCATAGTTTTCATAATTAATCCCACTCAATAAATATATCGTTATTGTTTTCGTCCATTGCCAACACCGCACCATCAGCGCAGTAGCCCTGTAGTGCCTCGATGAGACAGCCAAAGTGATCTTCTGCCTCAGCACGAGTCATGATGTAAGGCTCGCCCCCTGCAAAAGACTCGTAGCGAATATTCTTAACAGCATCTAGCTTATCGTAATTAGTCATTCTCATTCTCCCATTCCGACCATGATTTCATGACCACTGGATATGACACATATTCACATTGCTTGTTAGCTATTAACTGAGCAGCCTTGACAGCATTATCTACATGACCGTAGATGCGACAGATAAACTCGTCACCATACTCACCACTGCTGTCATGCCAGTGTAAGTGATACTCCTCAAAGTCTTTCTCAGTTATTGCAACTGTATCGTGATGATCGACTATCATACTACTGCCTCCAATTTACCTTTAAGTAGAGCCATAACCTCGTCATGGCTAAGGATAAGTTTAGTACCATGCTGATCGACAGTGTGGTAGTACGCCATACATCTACCCTCACCATGACAGCCTACCCATATCTCTTCAATCCACAGACCATTGAAAATGTCACCAACACTGATAGTGGTTGTATCTTTATTTAATATACTCATTGTATTCTCCTAGTTTAGGTTAAGTGAGGGCAGAGTGTCTGCCCCCATGTCTCACTCAGTGAGAGTTAAACAACGTCACGATTCTGAATATCCCAGATAACATCACCGTCTCTACGCTCCTTAGCTATCGTCAACAAACCACGATGATAGTTATGGTACGAGCGACCCGTAGCATTCTCTACGTCACGCTTTACTCGCTTACGAGCTGTAAGTATATACAAACGATTGAGAAAGTCAAACCGAGACTGATTGCCCGCAGCCCGACCCAAAAAGAAACGGTCATTCATGGGATATAACTCCTCATAAACACCACGCCCATTAGAGCCAACACGCCATGTACCGTCAGGATTCTTGAGCCTACGCTTTACAGTGTCAGGTTTAACCTCCATGCCTAGCATAGGAGCAACCTTTGCAAGTGTACGAACAAACGCCACTGATAGTGTGCGTGATTTACCAATTGTAGATAACAACATAATACTTCTCCGAAGTTGATTAATTTTAATGTAATAAATATGAGTAATGTACTTCGCTCACATGAGACCCATTATCCCACCTTTTGGACTTAGTTGCAAGGTGGTCGCACCAGTCGTCCCACAACTCAGCCGTACCGTATTCGTGGCACACCCGAATGTAGTCTTGGAGCTTGCGTAAGTTCGTAGCCTTTGCCTTGTCACCTTTTGGATTCTTAGCAAGTGTCAACGTCTTAGCGTCAAGACCCAACCGCCTGATGTTGTGCACATCCATGCACCCAACCAGACCACCTATCAATTGACAACAAAACCCTGCCTTTGGCAGCCCAAGACCGTCAATGCACAAGAATATCTGCATCATAGCCTCCGCCTTGTCATCATCTGATTCGTCACTGTCAATGACAGCCATAACATCAGCATAAATCTGCTCCATGTTATCTTGTAAATATGCGTAGAGCTTGGCTTTGCTGCCCCACAAGAACTTAGACTTAGAACCCTGAGCGACAACCGATGCCATCTGCTCGCCAACACCCAACCAATTCTGTTGGATAGATAAGGATACCATCGTAATTACTAAGCCCATCTTATAAGGACTAGACTGTGCAAACTCTTGAACCTTTGTAGCATCTCTTAGATACATAATGAATCTCCTGTAAGTCTCACTGAGTGAGAGTTGATAACTGTTAGTAAGAAATAAATAGATAAGCGTTACCCCATTTCTTAAACATATTATCTCATACTTATGGCTGCTTGTCAAGTCGCCTGTAGCTCTCACTGAGTGAGACTATACCCCCCTTATACCCTAGGTACTGCCTCACTGCGCCCCCCTACTATGGACACTGCGCATGTGCCATGCTTCAGAACATCAAAGAGCATAAGCTCTGA